AAGTTGGTTCTTCTGGCCATAATAAAAATACGGCCATTGCTATGGCTAAAGAATTGCGAAAAAAGGGCATATTTGCTGGTGTATTAAAAGACCATAAAGCTAATCGCGGATCACAGTATATGGTAATGCTGCCTACTAACAATCAGGAGTTCAATATGAGCCTTCAACATAAGTTATCATTGCTGCTCAATGCTCAACCCTCGGAAGATATTGATCCTGATAAAGCTTGTAAGATATTAGAGGATGGAACTGCTCAGGGGCACCCTTTGACTGAGGAACAGAAGGGGATGTTTGGTGCTGCTTGTGGCCAGTCTAAAGAAGAAAACAGCTGTAGTTCTAAAGAAGAAAACTGTGACGCTGTAAAGAACCAGAAAGGTGGTGACAATATCTCCTCAGTTGCCTTGAAGACTGATAGCCCCACTAAACTTGTTGAGCCCGCCACTCTTAAAGCGGCTATTGAACTACACGATCTTATTACTGGGGCAGCTGAATTTCCTCTCAAGCAGGAATGTCTAAAGGCGAGTGAGAAATTCTTGAAGAAGTTTCAAGCCCACTTGGATGATGTTGAAAAAGAAAACAAAGACACTGAGATACAAGTGGGCAATGCTGAACCCGTAACTGATAATCAACATATTCAAAAAGAAGGAGGTCAACATATGGCCCAGAAAGTGGTGTTAACCAAGAATGAACGTAAGGCCGTTGTTGATGGCCTTATCACCAACGAAGTCTGCTGTTGGGAAGAGAGTGATCGTGAAGTTTTGAATGGCCTCAACGATACTACTCTTGCCAAGCTGCATCGTCAGATGGAATTGGTAGACAATGCCGAGATGTCTGACATACTCGGTGAAGATGACGAGAAAGATGTCGCTGTTGAAGAAGAAAAAACCAAAGAGGGAGAATCCCAAGCTGATGGTAAGGTAGCCCCCATTGGTGATCTTGACCCTGGTAAAAAGGGTGAGCCGGCAACCAACGCTCTTAGTGAGCAAGATCGACGTGACTTAGCATTTGCCCGTCACTATCGTATGGCCCAGCGTAAGCAGCACATCGGTGTTATTACAGCCAACGCCAATAACAAGTTCACTGCTAAACAGCTGGAATCAATGGATGACGGAGTGCTAGCCAACATGGCTTTACTCGCCAACTCGCAAGAGGAAAGTGGCGGGATATCCTCGATGGATGCCTTGTCTCGTCCTAACTTTTTTGGAGCACAAGGTGCTGCGGTGATCAATGCTAAAGCAGGGGCCGATGAAGAGCCTTTGATACTCGGCAAAATTGATTACAAAGAACTGGTAGCCAACAACGGCCGTAAATGACATTATTGGGGCCGGAAGAGAAGAGAACAAACAACAATTTAATAAGTAGAGGAGATACAAATGTTAGGCAGTGTAATTTTGCTAGAAAGCAACCCTCGCGGCCACTTTATCGAGGGATCAATTTATGGTACTCCTTACCCTGGCACATTGGTTACCCTCAAGGCAGCCACCGAACCAGTTGGAGGTCGTTTAACTTGGGAACCATACAATCGTGATGCAAATGGCAACAGAGCATTGATTGCCGTGTTGCTGGAACCGTTCAACGGAGCGAGCTACGCTACGGCGTATGCCACTGGCGAGCGTTGCAAGATTTACATTCCTATTCCTGGTGATGAGCTCAATATGCTTGTCAGTGCTTCAGGAACTGGAACTGGAGATGCCATTGCCATCGGTGATCTGCTGATTCCAGTTGATGGAACTGGCTTGTTGATTGCTACGACTGGCAGCCCTGAAATTGAACCCTTCCAGTGCATGGAAACAACCTCGGATGTGACCTCGACTGGTACTCTGACACATTGCTGGTTCACTGGTTATTGATCTTAGTCGATAACTAGATATTCCATACAACAAAAAGAGGAGAAACAAACATGTTTGTAGACTTTGTAGTAAACGGTCGCGGTCAAGGCCCAGTCGGTGAGGTTATGGATGGCATTCGTTATGACGCTGGCATGATGCAGCCGTATTTTAACAGTCGCGGTCAACGGGCTGTAACGATCAACACAGGTAAAATGGTGTTGAATAACAAGACTAATGAGTATGTCCCCGAGCGCAAAGAAATGCTCGTGAGCAATCTTATGCAACAGGGTATTTATAGCCCTGTGTTCAACGCAACTAGTTTGCGAAAAGAAGAGTGGATTCAGCTGGACCAAGTGGTCTTGCGTGCTGCTCGCCAGCGCCTGCGTGCCTGGGCTGACTTATCCGCAGCTAATAGCTTCGGTGGGTTCAACGCCATGGCAAAAGAAACACTAGAGCACGAAACCATGAGCGATCCTGGTGAAGCTCTGGTGGACATGGATGGTCTTTCCGAAGGTCGGACTGATAGCCCGCTGTTCCGCTTGCAGGGTATTCCTCTGCCCATCACCCACAGCGACTTTTACTTCAGTGCCCGTAAACTGGCCCAAAGCCGCAACACTGGCACTCCTTTGGACACCGTCCAAGGAGAAGCTGCTGGACGGCGGGTAGCAGAAATGATCGAGAAGACGCTAATCGGGACTGTTACCGGTCTGCGTGGTACAGAAGGTCCCTATGCTACTGGCTATGGCTATGGCACAGGCGGTTCTACTGGTGCCGCTGGCACCCGTTATAACCAGGTCTATGGGTATACCAATTATCCTGACCGCTTGACCAAGACTGACCTAACCGCTCCAACAGCTGATGGTTGGACTCCTGAAACTACGGTCAACGAAATTATCGCCATGCGACAGCAGCTGGTTGACGGCCGATTCTATGGCCCGTTCATGCTGTACCATTCCACGGACTGGGATACCTACTTCGATGGTGACTACTATGTCGCTAAGACGACAGGTGCTGTAGCTCCCACGCAGACCTTGCGTGAACGGTTACAAAAAATTGATGGGATACAGGATGTTCGTCGCTTGGACTTCTTGCCTTCAAGCACAAATCCTTGGACGCTGATCATGGTACAAATGACTGCTGACGTAGCCCAAGCCATCAACGGCATGGATATCACAACCGTTCAATGGGAATCGGTTGGTGGTATGCGTCTGAACTTCAAAGTCATGTGCATTCAGGTGCCTCGTCTTCGCAGCGATTATTATGGTCGCTGTGGTGTATTGCATGCCACAACTTCTTGATAAGTTGTGAGAGTGTGAGTAGAGAGTGCCCTACTGGATCTGCCGAATCCAGTAGGGTCTTTATTCTCGGCAAATTCTTTTTACCTGGAGCGATACTGTGGGAATGAAATTTAGAGTGTTAAGGGGCAATCATGCTGAAGGGTCTTATCCGGCTGGCCATCCTTGGGCAGGTAAAGCCGTTGTTTATGAAATTGGTGAGATTGTTGACAGCAATTCGAATCTAGCCAAGTTCAACGCACCTGGCCCATTAGGACCAAAGTTTCAGCGAGTCTATGACCCTAATGCAAAGGCCACGGATAAGGCTGTGCAGGGTCTTGCTATTGCTAGACAGCAAGAAGAATCGGCTGTTTACGATGATGGTAATGGACCGCATGGACCTGCTGTTCAACCCCAATTACCTTCTGACGGCTTAGATGATCTAACAGTTTCCGAACTGAAGAAACTGGCCAAGGAGGAAGGCATCAATCTCACCAACAACATGACAAAGGAAGAGGTAATCAAATTGATTCGTAGCTCTTCTGCAATAGCCTAATTACCTTGTAATCCAAGGGAGTAATCAACCATGGCTGTTCGTACCACTACGCAGGCTGTTGAGTTGATTCTGGGTGGTCATTATGATGGCACGTCTGGACTTCAACCCTTCATTGATACAGCTACTATATTTGTAGATCGTATCGTAGCAGCTGATACCAACGGCGAGATGACAACCGCTGCCTTAGAGAGAGTTGAGTGCTATCTGTCTGCACATTTTTATGCTCATGCAGATCAAATAACTCAAAGCCGTAATACTGGTCGTGCTAGTGGGCAATTCATGGGCCGCACAGACATGGGTTTTGACAGCACTCAATATGGACAAACAGCTAAAAGGTTGGATACTACTGGGCTATTGGTTAAGTTAGATCAACCTTTAAGACCCAAGGCAAGTTGTTCTTGGTTAGGGAAAATAAGGGATGACCAGCTTGACGAAGATGAAAGGACAACTACCTAATGCCTTCCATCGAAACAACAGGACTCAATGAATACGCTGTATTATGGGCTGCTTCTACCTTAGATAGTTATGGTAAAGCGAAGATCAGTGCAGCGGTGGAAATAAACGTCCGTTGGGAAGGTAGAGTACAAGACTCAACTAATCCTAATAGTGGAGTTGAGTCAACCCCTGTTGAAGTGTTTGTTGATAGAGCTATTGAGACAGGCAGTATCATGTGGTATGGTAGACTACAAGACTTGCCAGCTTCTCCAACAAATTTGTTTGAAGTTATATCTTCAGACTACATACCTGACTTGAAGTGTAGAAACATACAGCGGACTGTTACATTAGCTAAGTACAATAACAGCTTGCTGCCTGATGTAGTTTAACTAACCAAAAGAAAGTTCTGAGGTGTATTATGAGCACAAGTAAAAGCACGCTTACCGATTTATTGGAAAAGGCATCAGTGGCAGAAGAGTCTTTTTCCTTGGGACTTCGCCAACGACGCAAATTAGGTCTTACTAGGGGAGCAATTCGTAATGAATTAAAGGCGGTAATCGCCAACTATGGTGAAGAGGATGCTGATGGCAACAAGACCTACACTGAAAACGAAAAACGGGAAATGTCTGTGGAAATTCTACTGAATTTAACCGGCCAACCTGCTTATTCGGCAGCTTGGGTTGATTATGTCAAGTCCGAAATGACAGCCAAAGCAGATTGGGACTGGGATGCAATTATAGAATTTATCGTGCAGATTATCACTCTGCTAATAACTCTATTCGGTTAACAAAACAAGGGACCATTTTCATCTATTTTAGGGTGATTTGATTGAGAACTTGATATGGGTCTTTAACCACTTACAAAAAGAAAGAGAGAAACAAGATGAGAGGCATTTTGATTTTTGTAGCTTTGCTACTGGTAGTTTTCATGGGAGTAGTTGCGAGTGCAAAAGATTGCACAAACTGTCCTAACAATGAACAATGTATGGTTCCTCCGTCCCCAACAAAGATAATCGCCAAAGGAGGTGTATTGGATGACAATATATTAAAAATGGTGCCTGACAAAATCGGGGTGATTATAACCTGTGAGAATGGTGAAAAGTACATAGCCAAAAAGAGAGGTGGGGATTGGACATTGGAGTGTACGAATGGACAATGCTATCAGAAAAGCGGTGTAATTCCTTTTCGTCTCATTCCAAGAGTGAAAAAAGAAGAGCCGCAACCCACGCTATTGCCGCCCAAAAATGAGACTGGTGAAAAACGATTGCAATGGCGAAATAAATGCGGTCGTCGCGGTTGGTTTCGCTTTTGGAGTCGAGTTAAAATGTGGAGGACAAGATGATGTTGCTGTTAAAGCGATCTTGGTTTCTGGCTGCCGTCGTCCTCTGCTTGCTCTATTCGTGCGCTGGCATGACGCAGGCAGCGGATATGAAAATCGTCGCTCCCAGCGAAATTAAGGCTGGCAATCTTGCTATTCTCATTGCTGAAGTGCCAGAGGGGGCGGACTTGGAATGGGCCGTTTATCCCAAAGAAACTTCGCAGTGGTACGTTGATAGTAACGAGCGAACGGTGGCTTTTGCTTCCACGACAAAAGGTACTTACGTTTTTTCGCTGGCCGTCTCGTTTGAGGGCAAAGCAACAATTCTTACACACGTGCTCACTAACGGTGACGGCGTTGATCCTGATCCTGATCCTGATCCTGATCCGGTACCTGATGGTAAGTACCAAATTATGTTTTTTCAAGAATCCGATGACCTCGACAATTACACGGCCAGTCAGCGGCAGATGCTCAGCGGGCTGGCGTTTCGGCAATCGTTGGAGGAACGCGGGCACATTTTTAAGGGTGCGTTTGACCGGAGTGCGGTGGTCGAGGCGAGAACGATAACTGATCCGCTTACGGGTCGCAGAAAAACCATTGAGGGCATTTCCGAGGAAATGAAGCCTTGGTGGGATGCTGCGAAAGATACCACTTTGCCCTGCGTCGCTCTTGCTCCTAGAGATGGTGGAGACATAGCAGTTGCTGTTTTGCCTGAGACAATAGAAGCTTTTTATAAGCTGCTAGGAGAGTAATTATGATTTACCGAATAGATTGCGACCGTGATTGGAAAAAAATTGTTAATTCCAGTCCGTCTATGGGTGCTTTGCCAAGGCAAACAAAATACGGATCAGCACCTAATCTTATTCCCTTTGGCGAGGCATTCCCCGATAAGTTAGTCGATCCTGCTGATTATAAGGAAGTGATTCAGGAATGCCATGACCAGATGATTTTCCCCATGTATCACCAGAAGGCTGCATGGGGGCCAGATGGCTTTCAGTGGAATCAAGACGGTTTAGGCTATTGTTGGACGTGGAGTGGTACAGGTAGTGTAATGAACTGCCGTGCTCGTGAAGGCAAGCCGACTATCCTGCTTTCGCCAGTTTCAATGGGATGGCTCGTTAACTGGCGGAATCGGGGCAATTATCTGGAATCGTTTATTGAAGGAGCAATGGAAAGAGGCATCGCTCCGATGGAGTACACGCCTGACCAGCATTCCATGGACTACAAAAATTATGTGAAAGGCTGGGAAGAAGCAGCGTTAAACTACCGCATTGCCGAGGCATGGGACTCTGATACAGACAGTATGATTCAACATGCAATTTCAATTTTGCGATGTGGTGTTGATGGATACATTGCTTACAACTGGTGGGGACACGCCTTGAGTCTCGTCGGCGTCCGTTGGGACGAATCGGTTGCGAATAATCTTGTCTGGGTAATTCGTAATTCACATGATGAAGATGATTTTATCGAGTTGACTGGGAGCAAAGGCATTCCTGACGAACTGTACGGCATTCGAGCGACGTTGACAATTTAGAACCACGTTTTATTTTACCCGGTGAGGTCTTGTGTGTGTTTTCCCCACTGGAAAGGGTTTTATGTAATGAACAAGAAGGGGAATTTTTAATATGACGAAGAGAATGGCGTTGTGCGTTGGTTTGACCAAACTCGATCCAGCGGCATACGACGGTTGGGAAGGCGATTGCCCAGGCTGCGATTTAGATGCATATCGCATGGCGAAGAAGTGCCATAGCGTGGGATTTGATGGAGTTTCAGTGTTGCTAAACGAGGCGGCCACAGCGGAAAATATCCGAGATAATTTTTTGCATGCATCAGCGAGGCTTTCGTCCGGCGACTTACTTTTGCTTTTTTCATCGGGGCACGGCGGCCAAGACTATGATGTGAATGGCGATGAGGAGGACTGTTGTGATGAGACGCTTTGCTGGTGGGATGGGCAAGTGAATGACGATACAATTGGCAGCTTTTTATTTGGACTGCCGACGGGGCTGCGAGTAGTTTATATCACGGATACCTGCAACTCTGGTACAAACTTTCGCAATTTGTCTCATCGCCACAAAAAACTAGAATCACCAGAAGGCATTTTGTTTTTACACATTGGCGGCTGCGAAGACGGTCGGTCATCTTATGGCGACGAAAGGGGCGGCTATCTCACGCTCAAATTGATGGACGCTTTGTCTGACGCTCGTAAACCGTTGTCGTATCAGGAGTGGTTTGACCGTACCCTGTTGCGAATGGATGCTGAAGTGCAAAAACCGGCTATCTATACACTGGGCGAATCGTTTTTAGATCAGCAAGCGCTTGCTTGATTTTATAAAGGAACATGTCATGGATGAAATGCAAATATCAATGCCATTGACTGATTTTGTTAAGGGCATAGCACGTGAAGCGGCCTTGACGGTAATCAAAGAACATATCGAATCGTGCCCGGTGGCAAAGGATATTATCGACCTCAAAAGCGATCAGAAAGAAACCAACAGAGAAGTTGGAAAACTAAAGATTCGTGTGGCGACAATTGTCGGCTTGATATTTGGCTCTGCTGGAATCGGCGGTGTTTCCGGCGCTGGCATGGCTAAGCTCTTAGGCGGTTAAGCGGAAAAGAAGGACTGACGAATGGGCACGCCCAATGACTATTACGTTCATGCGACGGAAGGCAGCGATGCCACCGGCGACGGCTCGATAGGCAATCCGTTTGCCACACACATTGGCGCACTGGCGACGTTGACGCAAGATAGCACGGACGGCGACCGCATAAACATCACAGGTGATTTGGTGGCGACTGCTACGATTGGCGATAGTCTTGGGACTTACGGCACACCTACGGACAAAGCTCCGTTGATTTTCAACGGACTGACAGATGGCGGACTCAACGGAAATGGGACATATTCGATAAGCGGCCCATACACAACGACCGCATGTATACACTACACCAATTTGCACTTGCATAATTGCGGTGCAAATAATGTTGTTGAGCTGTCATCAGCAGTAATTGCCGATTGTGAGGTAGATACTAATGCCGGATCAGGCTACTATGGCATCTATCTTCGAGGATATTGCTTAGCTACTGGTTGTTATGTGCATGGCGTTGACCGAGGAATTTATTGTTACAACGAGAATCAAGTTTTTGCCAACTATTTAGCGGACATTGCCGGGACGTACGGAATCACCAACGAAAGTTATTCTTCGCATTATCTACACAACATCATAAGTGTCAGTGGCGCAACGACGGGCATTTACACGGCGCAACGCGGCGGTATTATCGCTAATAACTCAATTCTCTCGGCTGGAGGAACGGGCCGCGGAATTTACATTACAGACTACTTTGGCGGGAAACGGGTCTATAATAATCTTATCGAAGGATTTAGTGGTGCTGGTGGAGACGGAATTGAATTGGCCGAGGTTTCGCAAAGTACAGTGCAGTTTTTATTGGCCAACAATGCAGTTTACAATTGTGCGTCGGCTTATACCAACACAAGTTACGGCGATTGGATTTACGACGCGGGCGATAATGAGACTTTGTCAGCCTCTCCATTCGCTAAAAAGGGCGATAACACATTTGCCAACCGCTTCGAATACTTCCGCCCATTGAACGTCGGCAACGTACTGCGGGGCGGATATCCATCCGGCAGCCGCATGTTTAAGGGTGCAGTACCACCGAAGTTTGCCGTATCTGTACAGCAAATGATTCACGCCGGAGTAGGAGTATTATAGATGGCTGCAACTGATTCACGTCCAGTCCCACGTAAGGGCGTTGCCTATCGGCATTATTTTTCGATTCGCAACACGGCAGGCGAACTGGTAACGACTTGGGCTGGACAGGACAGTAAGGTGTCGCTCGACGGCGAGGCGTATGCTGATTGCACGAACGAAGCGACGGAAATCGGAACCTCAGGAACAGGCTACATTGACCTCACTGCGGCTGAAATGACGGCCGATTGTTTGCTGTACAAGCTAATCGTAACAAACTCTGATGCGGTGTTGCCGGTGTTTGCCATTTACCCGGAAGAGGCAGGCGATTATCGGGTTGCTGATACGCAAAAAGTCGATGTTCAAACGATCAAGACACAAACCGTGACCTGCGCCGCTGGCGTGACAATTCATCCTGCCGTTGGCAGCGATTATAAGCTGGGCGTTGAGAGTGATGGTGATTTGACGAAGGTGAATACGCTCGACGGACATACTGCGGTTAAGATAAAAATCGCCTCCACCACGGGCAATTGGGCTACGGCGGGCACCTGGGCGGATGGAGTAGTTCCGGCCGCTGGTGACAACATCGTGATTCAAACTGGCATCACGGTAACGGTTGCAGCTTCGCTTGACCTATCACAATTTGGTACGTTGCGGCTGGCGGGCACGGGGGTTTTAAATATCGCTGAGGGGGCAACTGTCGCAAGAGTAAATGAAGGATGGACGGTGACCGAAAACGCCGGCACGATGACTATCAACTATGGCACGGTGAGCACCAACTCCGGCTCTGTGACCAACAACTCCGGCACAATTAGCAACAATTCCGGCACGATATTTAGCAACGACGGGCATGTGGGCAGCAACTCTGGCACGATTGATTCCAATAATGGCACGATCAATCATAACACTGGTACGGTTACTTACAACAATTGCACTGTTGCCATCAACTACCAAACGATTGCATACAACTACGGTACGGTTGTTGACAACAATGGCACGATCGTTCACAACAACGGCATTATTTTCATCAATCGTTACACGATTACAACTAACGAATACAATGGAGTAGCTTTTAATTTCAATTACGATGGTGAGATTGGCACCGACAACGGTCGAACAATCGAATGGGCGTCCGGCGTATACAATCCGCAGTCGGGCGATGCTTACGCCGCAACACTCACTAATTCGTCTATGCTCCTCGCCGCCGAGATTGCCACCGTTACAAGTCAAACGGTATTTACTCTAGCTACCGGTTCCGACCAGAACGACGCCTACAATCAGCATGAGATCGTTTTGTATGACGATTCGAATAGCGACTACACCTGCCGCCGAACAGTGCTGGATTATGTCGGGGCAAGCAAAACGGTAACTATCGACTCTGCACCAAATTTTACTTTGGCAGCAGATGACTCTGTCAAGATTTTCGTCGCCCCCAGCAGTAGGATTAAGATTGTAGCATGACCGCGATTATACCGACAAAACTGATACTCGACCCTTCACCAACGCTTAGCGGCGATCTTGACGCCAACTCGAAAGACATTTCCGGCATAGACCAATTATCATATCGAGAATTGCTGGACGATTCGCTTGTCGGCTATTGGCCGTTTGTCGCATCGGCTGAGGATTGCTCCCAATTCGGCAACGATGGGACATTGGACGGCGATGCGGCGATTTCCGACGGCGTACTGACGCTCGACGGAACTGGTGACTGGGTAAATGTTGGCGATAATGATCGCCTGAACTTCACCAACACCGAATTTTTCGAGCTCGATTATAAATCCACAAATGTGGGCGTTCATCAGGGCGTGGCTGATGACGGCGAATATCTTTATACGTTCGCCAGTGAATACGTACAGAAGAGACTGAGAGAATCCCCCTGGACCGTACAAGTTACAATGCAGTTGGCGACAATCAAAGTTGCCGCTGCCGACGAAACATTTAATGCTTGCGACCACATCGGCGATGGCGTGGCTTACGGCGATTACATCTATGTGGAATGCCAACATTACATCGGCAATGAAGGCGAGACCGAGCAGTATATTTTACGGCTGAATAAGAGCGATCTTACCTACTCGGCACACTG